CTTACTCCTTATCGTAACTACGCGCTTGTCTATGACGACGGCGAAAAGCAGATTATCGTAGACGGACACCACCGTTTGATGGCTATGTGGCTTCTCGGTATGGATCAAGTACCAGTCTGGCTAGGCACAGCCGATATGGGTAAAGCTGCAGCTGAAGAAGCTCGTGCGTTTATCAAGTGGGCAGAAAAGCCTTACCGTCGTACGCGTGATTTCCAATTCAAGGCGCTAGACCCAATCGTCGGAGAAGCGCTTAATCGCTGCTACTTTGATAACGATATGGATACAGCTAAGTCCCTGGTCAAGGCCTATCTCCTATGAGCCAGGGCGCACAGAGAGCAAGTGCGCGTCTAGCAGCTAAAAACGCGGTGAAGATACGCGCTGCTCTCAAGGCAAGCGTGGACGGACGACGTATCTATCAGCAGTATATGGATACGCACCCACCTGTAACCAAAGACAAGACTGAGGCTCGTATGCGAGCTAGAGCCTGGGCTATGCACGGTGCGCTTCTAGATATGACGGCTTTCAAGAAGGTGCTGGCTAGGCATTACGCCGATATGTATATCCTGGGACAGAGCGAAGCAGCTGAAAATATGGCTGATCGCGCTCAAAAAGGCCCTGTAGCTACTGCGACCAACAAACCCAAGACCAATGCCCAGGGTCAAGTCGTATTCGATCCTAACTTCTCAATCAACTGGGATAACTGGGTACCAGGTAACCCTGCAGCTGCAGCTCTACTATCAAAGCCAGGTGGACTTAAAGAGCTTCTGGGCAATATAGATATTCAAGCTCGTGGTATTGAAGATTACAGCCACGATCTTCTCGGTACAGCTTTAGCTGACGGCATAGCTGCTGGTAAGACTCCAGGACAGATCGCTAACGATATTCAAGATAGCCTTTCAGCTCCTGAGCGAGCTTTGACTATCGCCATAACAGAAGGCCAGCGAGCAAAGATCGCAGCTAACGTAGATAGCTACTCAGCTAACGGCGTTGAGCAGATCGAGTGGACAACTAACGATCCTTGCCCTGAGTGCAAGCAAAATGACGGCAAGATTAGGAATATCGGTGAGCAATTCCCTAGCGAAGATACAGAGCCACCAGTCCACCCTAACTGTCAGTGCGACGTGATACCTGTAATGCCAGATCTCAGCGGTACTCCTCAATATGCCGATTTAACAGATGAGGAAATTGCAGCTCGCCTAGCTGACGAATAGTCCTAAGCAGGGGGCGTGTGAAACCGTTACAATTTCTGTACACACGCAGATAGGACTCTTATGGCTCTCATTCACAATAACATCACAGTAGGTACTACCCCTACAGTCCTCGCTCAAATCCCTAATGGTGTCGGCAAGGTTGAAGTCACTATTTACAATAACGACACCTACCCTATTTTCGTGGGCGACTCTTCCATTACGGTCACAGCTGGATCAAATCAGGGGCTGACTATTCCAAAGAGCTTGCCCTACACCATCACCTTAAACGGCAACGATATTCTCTACGGCGTTTCAATTTCTGGTACAGCGACTGGTGCTGTCGTCGTTATGTATTCGGCATAAAAACTAAATATGAGTGAAAGTTTCGTCCCACCTGCAGGCGTAGCGTCAGCTGCGAAGCGGGCTCTCGGGTGGATTTCTGAGGGTCACGCAGGCGGGGGTTTTACAGATACAGGTCGCGCTCGAGCTTCACAGCTTGCTAATCGTGAAGGTGTATCTGCTGAAACCATCAACAGAATGGTGAGCTTCTTTGCTCGTCACGAAGTTGATAAGAAAGCAGAAGGATTTAATCAGGGCGAGAAGGGGTTTCCTTCTCCAGGTCGCGTCGCGTGGGACGCCTGGGGTGGAGACGCTGGAAAATCCTGGGCTGAAAGTATCGCAGCTAGACTCAACAAGGAGAAGGCACCAATGGCAAATGATTTCGCTACCTCGTACGCAGAGATCTTCAAGTACGACAAAAACGACGACGGCACACTCACCGTCTACGGCAAAGCTACTTCTGACGATCTGGACATTGACCAACAAATCTGCGATAACGACTGGCTCAAGCGAGCTATGCCAGAATGGTTCAAGTCTGGTGGAAATATCCGCGAACAGCACAGCTCTATCGCAGCTGGCGTCGCTACTGAATACGAAGAAAAGGGCGACGGATTTTACGTCACAGCCAAAGTCGTAGACAAAAACTCTATCCTCAAAGTTGAGCACAAAGTTCTCAAAGGTTTCTCAATCGGTATTAAAGGCCCACGCGTAGTACGCGATAACAAAGCTGCTAACGGTCGTATCGTAGATGGACAGATCGTGGAGCTCTCACTCGTCGATCGTCCAGCTAACCCTACTTGTCAGCTCGTATTGGCTAAGTCAGTCGGTGGAGACAGCACACTTGCAGCTGTCCCAGAAGAGCTAATCGAAAAGCGCGAGTTCACAGCTCAAGAGCGTGAGGACGCAGCTGACGCAGGCCAGGCTATGCCAGATGGCTCATACCCAATTAAAACTGTTGCCGATCTAGAAAACGCTATCCAGGCTTTCGGACGCGCTAAAGATCCAGCAGCTACAAAGAAACATATAATCCAACGCGCTCGCGCTCTAAACGCGGTCGATAAATTACCCGAGGGGTGGAATGTGAAGAAATCCGCAATCGCTGAAACAATCCTGGAGCTTCACAAAGCTGCTAAGGGAGACAAAGTTAAGTTCGATCAAGCGTCATACGACACAGCTCGTCGCGCACTAGCTCAGCTCATTATCGTTGAAGCTGGCGAAATGGCTGACGGCTCAGATGAGCGTGACGATATTGAAGAGCTTATCGAATCATTAAAACACCTATTCCGCTGGTACGAAGGCGAATCTGAAGAAGGCGAGACAAACGATATGGCTGGATCAACAATCGAAATGGCAGCTAAGGAAGCTGACAGCGACTACGACTCAAAAGGCTGCGACTGCGACGGTTGTAAGGCCTGCGCTAAAGACGGTGGCTGCGATAAGTCTCCTTGTATGAAGTGCGCTATGGCGAAGTCAGCCTCGATCAGCAAGTGCCTAGAGTGTGGCTGCGGTATGCCTGGTCAAGATCACGGTAAGACAACCGTTCAGATCCCTGGCAACAATGCAGGTATCGCTACAACAGCTAACGTATCGACAGCGACCATTATGACCCCAGAGCAAAACGCTGGGTCAATCAAGTCTGCAGAAGGCGAAGAGCCTGCAGAAGTAGCAGCTGAAGAAGCTGCACCAACTGAAGTTCTCGACGACGAAGTAGTAACCGAGATCGTTGAGAAAGCTGTAAAGACGGCGACTGAATCAGTCCGAGCAGAGATCGAGTCTCTAAAGTCTGCAACTAAGGCAGCTGAAGAGAAGGCGGTAGCTCTTGAGTCAGAGCTCGTAGCAGCAAAGTCGGCAGCAGCAGCTGGTGGGCCAAAGCGCACTGGACGTATTGCTGTCACACAAACAAACGAGCTAATGCTAAAGGCAGCGGAATATCGCGCTAAGGCAGCAGCAACATCTGACCCAATTCTGGTCAAGGGCTATAAGGCACTAGAGAAGGAGTTTCTCTCTAAGGCTGGCAAGTCTGACGACCAGGACTAATCAAACCGACCCTCTAAACAAAGGAAACCAAATTGGCTCTAACTCCTCCAAAGGCTACTGACCTCTTCTCAGACGTCAGCTCGCCAAAGAAGGCAGCAGCTCGTATGGACGAATACCAGGGTGAGCTTGCAAAGGCTCTCTCAGCTGGTACAAACGTTCCAGGACAAGCTCCTTCAGCAGATCCAGTCGCAGCTCTCGAAGCTATGGCTGCAACAAAGTCACTCACACCTGACGCTCTTGCTGGCCTTAATAACGCCATCTCAGCTCAGCGCCTTGCTATGCAGGATATTCAGAAGGATATTTCGCTTACTAGCCCACTCAGCACTTCTTTCGCTGCGTTCGACTTAGAAGCACCTGCAAAGCTCTTGACACCACGTCCTACACCTCTCCGTAACCGTATTCCTCGTAAGAAGGGCGTCGGTACTTCACACCGTATCAAGCGCATTACTGGTTACACAGGTACTGGTACTGGTGGACAAGGACAGATCTGGCCTGGCGTATCTGAAACTACAACTACTGCTTTCGGTTCAATCAACTTCGAGCGTGGCCCAAAGATCAGCTACACAGCGGACGATATTGTCTTGCCTTACAACTCCTACAGCTTGTCAGATAGCGTTTCATTCGACGCTAACTTCTCAGGCCTCGGATACCAGGATCTCCGTCAGCTATCTTCAACTTCTACCCTCTATGCAACAATGCTTATGGAAGAAAGAATGATGCTTATGGCTCGCGGTACTTCAACTGGCTACTCAGGCGCTCTTTCAGCTCCTACAGCTACAGCTGCTGGTGCAACAGCTTCAGGTTCAGTTACAGCTATCGCTGCTAACACCTACTACGTCTACGTCACAGCAGACGCTGGTGTATCTTCAACTGGTTTTGGTGAGTCGATCGTTTCTTCTGTCGCTACTGCTACAACCACTTCAGGTCAGGCTCTTGTCGTCACAGTTACACCTGTAACTGGCGCACTTGCTTACAACGTATATGTCGGTACAACTACTGGTGCAGCTAACGCTTACTACCAGGGTCGTACAACAGGTACAACCTTTACAGTCGGTGGCGCAGCTACTTCCTCAACAGGAAACCAGGGGCCTCTCAAGACCACTGGCGCAGTTGCCTCACGCGCTGCAGCTGATACTTCTGCTTATGCAACAGGATATGACGGAATCCTTCCTACTCTCCTTGGGCCTTCAAGCGGATATATCAACAATATCGCTGGCGCTTTCTCAAACACCAACCCAGGTACAGAGTTCCAGGCAGTATTCGCTGGTCTCTATAACTCTGTAAAGGCTGATCCAGACGCTATCCTCATCAACGGTTCAGACCGTAAGCAGCTCTCTGACTCAA